GCATGTGCGATTCGGGATGGTTATACTGTTGATTATCTTGATCCCAGCAGGTTCCATTATTTTGATTGCCCTCGCTACAACGAAGTCAAGATTACCCTTCCGTGGCAGGTGGGCAAGAAGATTAAGGCGATCAATCCAGATTATATCCACATCGCCACCGAAGGTACTTTGGGTTTGTGGGCTAGAGCATATCTTTCAAAATGTGGTGTTAGCCACAATACTGCTTATCATACTAAGTTTCCTGAAGGACTTAAAACCTTATTTGGGATTCCTGAATCTATAACTTGGACTTTTGTTCGTTGGTTCCATAAACATAGTGGTAAAGTATTGACAACCACAGAAACAATGGTGAAAGATCTTAAAGCACATGGGTTTGGTGGAGAAGTTATTCCATGGACTCGTGGTGTTGATAGAGAAATATTCAATCCATCTTCTCGTGGTGAGACAGTAGCTGGTCGCCCAATATTAGTATGCGTCAGTCGTGTGAGCAAAGAAAAGAATCTTGAGAAGTTCTTTGAAATGGAATATCCAGGCGCAACTAAAATTATGGTTGGCGATGGTCCAATGCTTGAAACATACAAGAAACAATATCCAGATGTAATTTTTACTGGATTTAAAACTGGCAAGGCACTGGCTGAGTATTATGCAAATGCCGATGTATTTGTATTTCCTTCTCGTTGGGAAACATTTGGTATTGTTATGATTGAAGCAATGGCTTGTGGCACTCCAGTTGCAGCATTCCCATGCGATGGTCCAATGGATGTTATTGATGATGGCATCACTGGATATATGGACGAAAATCTATCAGACGCTGTTTTCATGTGCATGCAGTTAGACAGGGAAAAGGTTCTTGAGGGTAGCCAACGCTGGTCTTGGGAAAATGCTTGGAAAATCTTCAAAAATAACCTAACTTAGGATAACCCCACGACCTGTAGGGTTATTTCCTCCTTCCAACCCCTGTATCTACAGGGTTTTTTTATTTGTAGAAAGTGCTTGTCTTTAATTGCAATCTGCTGTATAATAACTGTATGAAAATTGAAAAGGAACTGAAAATGAAGCAATTAAATGCCTACATCGCTAAGAAAAACGAATGGAATGCAATCTTTAAGGGCACTCAATATAGTTTAGATACGCATGCTGATCGTCAGCGTGTGGCAGATTGCATTGACTCTGATTTGAGTCCTGAGAATTTGACTTGTGATGGTGAACTTCCAAGAAGTGTCGTGCAAGCAAAATACAAAGAGTTGGTGTATGCTGCAAGCCAATTACAAAAATTGGATCCTGCAGTAAAATTTTATGAGTTTCAATAAGGAAAATATTATGAGTAGAATGTCTGAGTTGCACGCTGATGTTATGGATGCCGTTGAGAAGGGTATGTCAGCTAAGTTTTTGGTAGCAACATTTGGTATCTCTTTTGATACTGCTGAGCAGTTGATTGAACAGCGATACGAAGAAGAACTTTGTAAGCAACATGAAATGATGTCACATGCTGCAGAGTTGGAGAATTTCTCTCCCTTTGATACTTGCAATTCTTAATGGAGTTTATTATGAAAATCGAAACAGCAATCAAAGTACTTGAGCAAGAAAGACAGTTTCTTGGAATGGGTTTCTTGGAAGTTTTGCAAGATATTCAAAAACATGGTAAAATGATTTACAGTGAAAAGGTCGTTCAAGCATATGAACGATTTATGATTGATGGTCGCAAAATGTTTGCACCAGTGGGAGAATAATAATGAGTTACGCAATCGCAAGAAAAGCAATTGAAATTTATGATCGTAGGCATGGTTCATTCTTTGATCGTGGATCAGCTGATTCTTACTACCATCGTGATCGTGACCCACATCGTGGTGGTGTTGGTGGTGGTTCTGGTCCAAGAATTGATGCAGTAACTGAAGCAGAATTTGAAGCATATCATGCTGGTTATGATTACAATGAACAATATGGTGATAAGAAAGATTGGGGTTAATATGAATAAATTTGCAGTGAATAGAATGAAAACAGCACGACAGGAAGAAATCATGCTTATCTGTCAAGAAGAGTGTGCTGAAGTTGCGCAAGCAATAAGTAAAGTATTCCGATTCGGAGTTGATGGAGAACATCTTGGTGCTACGAATCGTGAACGACTGGAAGAAGAAATTGGTGATTTACTTTGTATGATTGAAATGATGACTGAAGAAGGCATTATTGATGCTGGCGCAGTTGCAAGTGCAGCACAAGCCAAGCGAGCAAAGTTAGCCAAATGGTCAAACATTAAGGAAATGGTATGATTCAAATAGAAAACCTAACTGAGTATCAGGTGGAAATGCTAGACCATATGTGGTCGTTAGATTCATTGGAAGAATACGAAGACTGGTATAATCTATTGGATGATGGAGACCAACAACTTGCAGATAGTTTGCAACAAATGATTATCCTTGCAGAAATGGATGATTTAATGGGCGACTACAAAGATGCAAACGAAGTATTAAAGAAATTTGCCTTGTAAGGAAAGAAAGTGTATAATAAACGAATGAAACCTAGAGATCCGATTGCAAAGGATTTGCGCACTCCAAAGTATCGCATGCGTACAGTGGAGAGCAAGGTTCAGTACATTCGTCAACCAAAGCACAGGAAAGCCAATCATGAGTTTCAATAAAGTATATGAGTTTGGTCGATCTGATGGTCTACTAAAGACTATCATCATCAAAGAGCATAACCTAAACACAGCTTATGCAACGATTGAGTTCACAATCAAAAATAAACTAACCGATGAAAACGGTAAAGTTATAATTGATAGTGGACATACATCTTTTTTCGATCCAAGAGAATTCACAGAGTTCTTTGGACCAATTGTTAATGATTTAAAAGTGAGAATTGAAAATGCAGACAGTATTCAAGAGTGAGAAAGAGTTTGAAGAATTTAAAACATGGACTTTAGGATTGCTACACGATGAAAATCTCAAGTCAGATATGTGTATTACTTTTACCAAGAAAGATGGAACAGAGCGTAAAATGCAATGTACCCTCGTCTCCAGTAAAATCCCAACAGACAAACATCCAAAGAGTATCAGCGAAAGTGAAACTTCCAGCACTTCTGGATCCGCAGTTCGTGTCTTCGATACACAACTCGGAGAATGGAGAAGTTTCCGTTGGGACTCAGTAACTAAAGTGGAATTTGAACTATGAAAACATTTGATATAAGCAAAGAAGAATATGTTGCAGTGTTACAAACAGAAGTAGAAACATTGCGTAGATATTACTATGATCCACATGCAGAAGGCACAGGACATTTTAATACTGCAATTTCCGTGTTGGAACAACGAATTAAAGAAATTGAAAAACTTGAATTAGGAATTGAACATGAATAAAATTTTAATTATGTTAGCAATTGTTGTTGCACTGGCAATTATTATGCCGATTGCAACTATTTGGTCACTCAATACATTATTCCCTGTATTAGCAATTCCTCTTACATTTGATACTTGGGTTGCTACAATTGTTCTTGGTGGAGTGGTTGGTGGTAGCACTGGATTAAAATTTGGAGATAATAAATGAACTACGCATTAACACCAGAACAGAAAAAAGATTTGCAAGGTGCTATCCAAGAAATTAGTAATTCTATGTTGCGTTCAGAAGCAGAACGAGATCTAATTAAAGAAATTGTTAAAGAACAATCTGATACATTGCAAATTCCCAAGAAAGTTATTTCTAAGATTGCAAAGACTTTTCACAAACAGAATCTTGCTCAAGAAGTTGCAGACCATGAAGACTTCGTGGAACTGTACGAAAAGATTACAAAATAATCCCCTACATCCTGTAGGGTTATTGCAGAAAGTGCTTGCCTTTTATTACGATTTGATGTATAATAGATACTATATTATGGAGGTTTATACCTATGGCGACAGCAAAGCGTAAAGCAAAGGGTCATGCAATTATTGCATCCCGCAAAGAAATCATCAAGAATGAGCCGATTGTCACTCAAGACAATTACACATCAGAGCTAAATTTAGCACTGACATGGTACTCAGAGCATTTTAATGAGAAACAACTTCTCAAATTTGCTCTGGAGCACTTTGTCGTAACTGCAAATAAACCTGCTGTATTGGCTATCAATAAAGCAACAGATTCAGAAATTCGTCAGTTGGCAATTATTTGTCGTCTGGCTGATCGTGAACAGTATCTCACCGATAAACATAAACAGTTTATCACTGACACTGCCGATACTTTAATTAAGAAATATAAAGTAGTTAAAGAAAAGAAAGCAGTTGTTGCAGCACCATCCAATGTCATTTCAATCCAGCAACGCATGGAAGAAAAAGCACATGAATTAGCTGGCGAGATAGAAGGAGCAATTGATGACTTTATCACAAGTAAGGGCAAGACAACTTTCTCGACAAAGAATTATCTTTTGGCAAACTCGGTTGCAGCACCGATTGCAAAACGAATCGGAGAATTATTTGTCAAAACATCAAACGAACTGCACGAAGCCATCGCTGGTGAAGACGAACAACTTGTTGAAGGATATTCCAATTTTACCAAACGAGAACTAAAGAAGTTTGCTGAGTTCGTTGATAGTATTATTTCTGATTGTCAACAGCAAGTGCAAACTGCTAAGGCGAATCGTTCACCACGCAAGCGTAAGGCAGTACCACCAAGCAAGGTGGTTAGTAAGATGAAGTTTATGCGAGAATTTACAGAGTTGGGTCTCAAGTCATGTAAACCAGAAGATATTCTGTCAAGCACAGAACTATGGGTATACAATACGAAATACCGTAAGGTTCAAGTTTACAAGGCTGACATGGGAACATTGTCTGTGAAGGGAACTACAGTTATTGGATTCAGTATCAAAGACTCACAGTCAATGACACTCCGCAAACCAGAGGAATTCTTTAAAGGACTTTCAATGGGTAAGCGAGCACTCAATGGTGCTTTGAAGAAACTTACTACTAAACCTACGACTCCAAATGGTCGTATCAACGAAGAATGTATACTGCTTGGAGCATTTTAAATTATGATATTAGTTGACTATTCACAAGTGGCTCTTGCAGCCATCCTGACTTTCCAGCGAGAGTTGAAAGGTGACGAAGCAGAAGTAAAGAATCTGATTCGCCATGTTACACTCTCAACGCTGAAGTCATATAAAAAGAAATACGCAAAAGACTACGGAGAACTTATAATCTGTTGCGATGGTCGTAAGTATTGGCGTAAAGAGATTTATGAACACTACAAAGCATCTCGTAAAAAGATGCGTGACAACTCAGATTTGGATTGGAAGTTAATCTTTGATACACTTTCTGAGATGCGTGAAGACATTGGTAAGTATTTTCCATGGAGAGTTGTCCATGTAGATCGTGCAGAAGCCGATGACATTATTGCAGTGATGACAGAGTGGGTTCAAACCAACGACTTGATTATTCAAGGATTGATGGAAGAGCCACAACAAGTGTTAATTCTTTCCAGTGATAAAGACTTCAAGCAATTACAGTTGGCTCCATTTTCATCTGGGAATGTGCGTCAGTGGTCACCGATGCAAAAGAAATTCATTCAAGCATCCAAGCAAGAAATTATAGACTTTACAGTTGAGCATATTGTTAAAGGCGACACAGGTGATGGTATCCCAAATTTGTTATCAAAAGATGATGTGTTTGTATCTGGAGAAAGACAGAAGCCAGTGAGTGCTAAACGATTGGCAGAATTTCTTGAGAAGGGTATTGATGCATGTCGTAATGACGAAGAGCGTCGTAACTGGTCAAGAAATGCTATGTTGGTTGCATTTGATAACATACCAAAAGATGTAAAAGAAACTATTGTCACTACTTACCTAAATAACAAACCAAAGGGTGATAAGATGACAGTGATGAACTATCTGATAGAACACCGATGCAGATTACTACTAGACGAACTTGAGGATTTTTGATGAGAAAATATGTCACAGAATTATTAGAAGAAATGAATGGTAATACTGACTTACTTGACCAGTATGCAAGAGATCCTGTTTATAAACAAATTCTAACTCAGCTATTTGAGTATGCATTTTTGGCAGAAAAGAAATG